TGGGCATCCTCACGAACTACCCCTCGTGTGCTTTTACTGAGTTTGACAGTAATCGACCAACGCCAGCACCGGCGTCTTGAAGAGCGCGGGCAACGCCATCCTGGCGGCGTTGACCTTGGCAAGTCCCACCCTCAAAAGGGGGAGGTGCTCAAAACTTCATTTGTCCTTTAGGTCTCCCATCCATCCTTTCGCAGGCGTGTAGAAACCTAATTCCACCGGTGCTGAGCAGGTAGGCGGTTTCGGGGCGTTGCCTCGTTGGGTTCTTAGCCAGGAATTCAGCTTACAAATATTATGACACACGACATCGACATTCCAAACATAATACTTGATGCAGCTGAACATCTTTCCTGTTTCGTCCAGTACCACACCCCGGACGCCATCACACAACGCAGAATTGCGCGCAAGGCAGCGGCAGCCGCAGCTAAGAAGGCAGCCGCCAGTCGCAAATTCTGGGCACCCATCATCCATGTTTCCCTCAACGTCCTCAAGTGGGGAGGGATCTTCGGGGCAGCCGCCGGTGGAGCCGCAGCCGCGGTCTACGCCATTAACCGGCGACGAAAAGCACGATTTGCTACTGAGCGTGATGCGTTCGTCAAGGAGGTTTCCTTCCTTGGTACAATCACTGCAGGTAGAAATTCAAACGTGCTTGTCCGGGATTGCCTTCCAGGTGAGGAGCATGATTTCGTCTCTTATGAGCCTCTTGGCGAGGTACAATTGGCAGCGCCTCCGCCACAAGATGCTCCTGGGGATGTCGGCGTGGAGGGAGCGGAAGCTCCAGAAATGCCACCTCCTCAGCGTCGCGGACCCGCTCTGCGTCGCAAGAGATACCACCATAAGCCGTATGACGCAGGTGGTGTCTCAGGTCCGTACCTCAGTCACGTTGTTGCTGAAGCGCGTTTGCGCTATAATGGTGGACCTGCGACTGCTACTACTGAGGGTGCTGCAAGAGATTTCATGGTACGTATGATGAGGGGACACGGGATGCGTGCAAGTGACATCGACAAGAAGATAGCGCATATGGTGTACGCTGTCTTCTATGTCACCGAGGAGGATGTCACTCAACTTGAATGGCGAGCCAAGGCCATCAAGTTCAACAGGTACGGCCGCGTAGAGGCCGATACCTAGTGGTGCCGCAGGAGGGTCGGCTGCCAGACTTACATATCCGAAGCTCCGGATCACCCTAAGCTTAAAGTCAGGCGCTGGTTACCCTTGCGGTACAGGGAGAGTTTATTCCACCGGGCAGTGCACATGTTGAGTAGCACGCCCCTCCATCCATTTGCAAAGAACATCGACAACTTGGTCTCTGGTTTCAAAGAACGTGTCTTTTACATAGACTCTCTTGGGACCCCTAGACCTCGTTGCCAGCGAGGCCATGCTGACCTCCTTCCCCTCGTGAGGACCTTGATTGGACATGTTCCTTCCATCCACCGAGTGACCGGACTTCAATTCGTTGAAGCCAGGACCGGCGCCAAGAGGAACATGTACATGAAGGCGTTATCCGAGATGCGGTTGAAGGGGGAAAGTCTGAAGGAGATGGCCGAGCTACGTTTCTTCACTAAGTTTGAGTCCACACTATGGCTCAAACCCCAGGTTCCTCGAATCATATCTCCACGCTCTCCAAAATTTAACATTCTCCTTGGCAGATACACTATGCCTTTGGAGCATGTTATATACGACGCGTTGCAGACATGGTTTGGTGTGAGCCACCCCGTTGTTGCCAAAGGTTTGACGCAGCAAGCTAAAGCAGAGGCCATTGTTGCGAAACTGCACCCTGGCTGGTGTGTTGTCGGTCTGGATGCTTCCAGGTTTGACCAATGCATTCAGAGGGAATTGCTTCTTGCAGAACATGCTGTGTACCAAACTGCTTACCCTGGAGATCGCATGCTTCAGAATCTCCTTGCGCAGCAGTTAGACAACAGGGGTTTTGGGGTTTGTGCTGATGGTATGGTTAGGGCCAACATAGGCGCTATGCGCTGTTCAGGTGACCAAAATACATCCCTGGGCAACATCTTGGTGATGTGCATGCTGGCTAAGCTCTACTGTGAAGAGATAGGGTTGTTCGATTTTGACATCCTCGATGATGGAGACGATTTGCTGTTGTTTTTGCCAGCAACAGCTCTTCCCATGTTAGCCGGCTTGACGGAATGGTACCTACGTTGGGGCCTCCGCATGAAAGTCGAACCACCTGCTTACCTCCCAGAGCAGGTGGAGTTTTGCCAGTCTAAACCGGTGTTGGTTGGCACCCAGTGGACTCTTCTGCGTTCGCCGAAGAAGGCTCTGTCAACCGATTACGCTTGCGGCCCACAGGTGGTTACTGAGGATGAATATTTGGTCCACCTACGGTCTGTGGGGTTGTGTGGTTTGTCCATGGCGGCGGGCTCTCCAATTTACAACGCCTTTTACAAGTGGGGTGTCGACAATGGCAAAACGGGAAGATGGTATGATATGATGTCTAGAGGCATCAAAAGACAAGCAGTGATTCAACAGCAGGCCGGCCACTTATGCCGATCGGAGCCTGTATCACTTGAAGCGAGACTATCCTTCGAACGGGCGTTTGGCATTCCCCCACACGTCCAGTTGCTTGTTGAGGAACACATTGCTAGCATGTCGTTCCGCCGCCCCTCCGTTTGGTCACCACCAAGCGAAACTTACATTGACTCAGAATTGAGACAACTCATCGCCGATTATTGGTAGCACAATGGCTAAAAATAAAAATAAACAAAATAAGAAGAAGACCGTGAGGAGGTCTCGGAAAACTAAT